TCTGCTACTCCTTCTTGGTTTAGAATGGATTCGTTTTCTGCTTCCGCTGCTTTCACAGCAACCGTGGCAGCATCGTAGAATTTGTCGCTGTTTCCCCATTCCAGCATTTCTAGAAACTGATTATCAGGGATTAGTCTGCCTTCCGGGTCCAGCTTCCTAAGCTCCAAAAGAGTTTCAGTTCTAGCCGCTTTATTGCTCGGCAAACCACTTGAACTGGACACGCGAATGTCATATGCTTTCGTCAGATGAGATGGATCGAAGTCTTTCAGTAAGTACTGATTATCGCGCCCAACAACCGGTATTAATCGCTTGTCATCTTTTTCGTAATAAGCTGCGGCTAAGTTAATAGCTTTTTGTACTACGCCCTCAATCATGGCGTTGTATTTAGCAATGGCATTATTTGAGCGCTGATCGGACTGCTCATCCGCCGCTTGCAAAGCCAGGGCTGAACGTACATTGGGTGGCACGCGCCCCATATCCACATCAGACACGCCCAAGATTCCATATAGATCGTCTTTCAAATTTTGACGAATCGCATTGATTTCTTGCGACATAATGGGTGGCGCCTCAATCTTAGGCGCAACTGGTCCAGCATATTCAATGCTTGTAATATCGTTGCCCAGCGCTTCTTTCTTGACAATGCTGCCACGCGGAATTAGCCACCGGGGATGTGACATGAGCATCGCATTGCGGCGAATCATGGAGCTTAGATCATTGATACTTGCGTTGATACTTTTGCCCTGTACAAAAAAGCTTTGACCACGCTGCTCATCTGGTATATCAATATCCGTGAGGCGAACAATTGGAAGGCCCTCTTGACCTTCAGGAAAAGGCTTATTTTCGAGAATCGCGCCGCTGGTACTCATGACAAAGCGACCACTAGCCAAAAAGTCTGTGGGCCTATGGTAAAAATAACGAACTAGCACCTTATTTGCTGTGGGAGCATGATTAATACCGGTAATTGTTCGCCATTTCGCTAAACCGTCGTCAGCTCCATCATTGGTTATTTTATCTGCTACCTCTGGGTATAAAGCTTTTAATTCATCAATATCTACATAATCCTCATAGAACATGTAGTCAGCTGAATCAAATTTGCCAGTAGCTTGCACTAAAGTATTTAGGGGCGTTAGTACTTTAAAAGTTACGTCGCCGGTTTTTACTGGTTTTTCGACGTATAATGGTTCATTATCCTCGCCAACAATAGGTTTTCCAGCATCATCCAACACCATAATCCTAACTGGTTTTTTGGATTGTAGATCCTTTAAAGTTTCTCCAGCTGATGGATCCCAGAATACGCCCACATATGCCTCTCCGTACACAGACATAGCACGGACCACTTCGGCCTTAATGGCATCGAAGTTATTTTGATACATTAAGTAGTCAATCCAGTACTTTATCAGCTTGGCACTTACACGATCACCATACTCTGAGTTGGCTGGTTCAATGATGATATCGACTTTTCCGCGTGTCATGCGCGAGACTCGCTGCGTAACAAGTCCGTACAAATGGTTAACTACGAGCTTGCTAACCCGGTTGCCAACAATGCCAAGACCAGCTTGACTTGCTTCAGCAAAATGCGACTTACCACCAGTGGTATTGTCATCATACCAACGTCCCTTATAAAGGGCCAAATGCTTAATGCATAGTTCCCGGTACTTCGAGGCACGATTAAGCTCACCTTGGTAGGCATTGTTCTGCCATTTCAGCATCTTTTCTGGATCTTCCAAATTGCGAATTGTCCAGAGAGGTCTGATACTTTCGTTTTGTGAGATTTCAGAGAAATCGCTATCGAATGCGCTCGGCAACTAAGCACCCAAATCTTGGTCGTAAAGTTCATCAACGCGACTGCGCTGGTCCTGCATCCATTTACCGAGTGAGACGGGTTCAGGGGACGAAGGCAGCTGATCTACAACTTCTTGCGGCGCATCCACTTCCCAGCGCGTCTCCTCTGGTTTCACGTATTCAATCTTATGTGTTGAAGCCCGCCAACCGAGCACAATAACCGAGGTTACTGCTGCCGCTATAAAGCCAAGAATACCGAAAATACATCCAAGAATACTTAGAATTAGAGCCGCTTCTTGCATATTCGCTGTATGAAGGGGAATTAGTTACTAGTCATAAGCAAGGCCACTAGAGTATGGGTCTGCTTCTCCGAAAAGTTTTTCCAGATCTTGCGCTGGCGTAAAAGCGTGGCGTCGTTCTTCCAAAGGCGTGTTTTTAGCACGCTCTATATCCGTCATGGGCAATGGCTGATCGGTAAAGCCTATATTAGCAGCCGCGAGCAAGTATCGCAGTGAGTCAATAAGGTGGTCATTTTTCTTGATGTACTGCCCCTGCTTATCAAGCACGTAGATTTTCATCTCGTGAAGCAGCTCCTGGCAACGGTCACTAATAATGAGCTTGTCGCTAGTCAGTAAATCTTTAATCAGGGATATGCCGTGGGCCTTGCGATTCGCGGCTTTATTTGTTGGGTTGCTAGCTATATCGAATTGGTCTAAAATTTCATTTCGAGCCCATGTTGCTGCTTCGTCAACAGTAACGTACCATTGGTCATCATTGGGGTGATCGGGCTTATAAACCTCATCCATCTTTCGCTGAAACTGCGGCCAAACCTTACCAATAGAATTTACGGCCTGCTGAGTTACGTAGACCTCATCCATGACGTAAACCAGGCCCTTGTATGGATTTACTGCTGCAATTAGACCAGCAAATACGCTCGCTGTACCGGGATCCAGTGCCGCACAAAAATTCCACTGTGGGAAGTTCTTGTAAATCTGACCCCACATTTCCGCATATGGCCTAAGCCTGTCTGCTGTCACGAACGGAAAAACGGCGCGTTTGCCACCGGGCACAAATTCAGCTAGATATTCCCTGACATAGACATCAGCATCGCCCCGAGCCTCTAAGCGTGCTTTCTCGCGTTCAACTACCTCAGGCTTGATGTGGGGATTAGCCAATGTTGGCATTTTGAAGTAGCGCCAAAACGGGTCGTGCATCGCCTCATTTGCTAAAGAAGTATAGTGACCCTCTACTTCTGGTGGCGTCCCAACAATCATGCACGGTGCGTCATAATCTAACAGAGACGGCGAAACCGTATCAAATAAGGAAGGTGAGATATCCTTGAATTCATCAAGCACAAGAAAATCCATGCGAAGGCCGCGCAAACTATCTTCATTATCTGAACCATCAACGTTTACGAAACTGCCGTTCTTGAAACGAATGCGCATTTCTGTATTGTTGATACTGTCTACAAACTCCTTTGGGGCCATGCGTTGGATGCGGTTACTCTCCCAAAGCACTTCACGCATCTGCTTCTTAACTGGACCAACTACATAAGTCGCTGCGTTAGGGTGGGTAAGTGCCCAGCGAATTGCTGAGTAAATAGCAATCTCTGTTTTACCAACGCGCCGGCCGCACTGAAGGAAAATGCGCTTTACATTGTCACGAAATAATGAGACAACTACGGGTATCTGGCCTGGGTGTGGTTTCCACGTATCATGCAATGCCTGCAGAACCAGCGCGTATTGTAGTAGCTGGGCTTCTTGCGCCTCACTTTGATGCATCTGTTACCGGTTCTTCAAAAGCTCGCGCTGGGTCAGATAAAATAATTTTACGTATATCTTCGGCAGTCATCTCTAATTTAGCAGCCACGGCCAAGTTTTCAGTGGCTTTACCTGTATCCAGACGCCCAATCTTGTCCAGGTTGCTTAGGATCATGGATAGTTTTTCTGCTTCTGGCAGGGTTGGGGGTGCTTGCCTTTCAGAGATAAATTTGAGGGCGCGCTCTAATTGCTCCGTAGTTACATTCATGATGCGCGCCACGGTTAGTTTACGGCGTGAAAAACCGTCCTCTATGATGCCTCGCTCTAGAGACTCACGCTCAATCAGCCAGCCCCCCTCTTTACGCCACCGGGAGAGCTGCGCGATACTTACCGATAATTGTTTAGAGATTTCGTGTAGACTGCTGTACTGAAAATACAGTTCCTTAGCCTTTGCCTGCTGGTCGGCCAGGGCGGCGTTTTTGGACTGATGCCTTACTACTGCCGGAAGCTGCTGTGGATGCTTGGTTTCCAACATCTATAGTATTTTTGGCCGAGTTGAAACCAAGCTCTTTGTAAGTTAGCTCCTCAATTTTCATGAGGTCTTCAAGCGATAGCCCATGTAACAAGGATTGCACTGTTTCTTGCCGCTTTCGCTCAATAGCTCGCTGCACACCGACTGCTATATCAGACCAGCTAATACATGCTTTAGAGGCATCAATAGCGGACTGTAATTTCAGAAAGAATTCAACTTTTTTATCGGACATTGATCACTCTATTAATGTGGAGCCTGATAAGGGAATCGAACCCTTCCCGGCGGTTTACAAAACCGCTGCACTACCTTTATGCTAATCAGGCAAGGAGCCGCACCGACGACTCGAACATCTGAAGTTACCCTCCACTGTTTCCGAGCGTACGTCATCGGGCATATGGAACCTGTCACCACCAGACTGCGGCATGAGCGGCTGGAGGGATTCGAACCCCCGACCACCAGATTGGCATCCTGGTATTCTACCACTGAACTACAACCGCAAAAGCAACTGGTCGGCCCCACCTCTGGTAATGAATCCGCCACCAATATCTCTCCAGCCTCGCGCTGGCCCCACTCCGGCTATGCGCCGTACAATTCACTGGTCATCACGGCCCCACTCATTCCCCACGCCCGATGCCTCGCTTAGAAACTCTGAAACATTTCCAGGCCCCCATAACACTAGTTATTTTGCACGCTCTGTATAATCAGACCTGTTTAATCCTTGCTCCTGCATTAGATCTCCAAGTCGTTTTCTAGCTTGTCTCCTACGAGCCAAATAGCGCAATCGCTGCTTTTCTGGCATATTTTTATAATATACTCGTTGGTATTGTTTTCTGACAAGTTTTTGTGCTTCTGACCAAGCAGCTCTTCGCAATTTTTGTTGCATTAACGTTACGGCCCAGCTCTTTTTCTGCCAATCTTGTACTTTTGCTATAATCCTAGCTTTATGTTTTTCGTAATATCTCTTTCTACAGGACGCATTACATGCCTTTCCTTTAGGTGTTAGTCGGTACCTCTTATTATATTCCCTAATGTGTTCTCTATTGCGCTTACGCCACTCTCTGTTTACCTGTCGCTTGCGCTCTTTCTGTTCTTCAGTCATTGCTCGCCACGCTTCCAATCTCTATCCGCTCTGCCTTGCTCGGCGCATTACCTCCAAGCTCCGCACCCGTAACCTTTTTTGCCGCCGCCCAGCCATCTTCATACGCATCCAACAGCGCATCTTCTATGCGGCAGAACAGTTCTACGTTGTCGACCATACGTACAATCTTTTCGGCCGTAGCCGAAATTTTTCCGAGTACTGAAACTGTGATCATCGCCATCACCTTTCCGTGGACACAAATCGCGGTCCCTTACTATCCATAACTCCAAATCCGCGGCCCCATTTTTGCTTAACTGTCGCACCGTATTTAAAAACGTGCGCTGCTGGATTGCCCATATAGCCAACATTGAATTCGTAGAGCAACCGGCCGTGAATCGGCTCATATACGATACCTGGCCGATGGCTGTGGCCCACTATACAGGAATTCTGAAAAAATTTAACGTGGTCTCCCAGCTTAGAAAGAAAGCCGTGGTGAAAGCTAATATTCTCGCCATTAAGCGTTACGTTCAGAATGTCCCGGTCACTTGCCAACGTGTTGACATCTTTAAATTGAAACATACTGCCAAAATCTAGTAGGTCGTAAAGCTCCGGCAGTTTTTCCATGATGCGTTTATTTAGCCGTATATCATGATTTCCAAGAAGCTGGTAGCAAACTGCTTTTGGCGAAGCTTTTTGCAGACGCTTCCACATTTCTGCGGCTTCCTTCTTAGCTTTCAGCAGCTCTTGTTTTGGGGTGTCGTGATCAGTGCTTCTTGGGTAGCGCGAAAAGCAATACTGGTCGTTAAGATCGCCTACCTGCACAATGAGGTCCGGCCTAAGTTGTTTCGCGCACTCTATTGCAGCCTCCACTGTCTTCACACAGTGATAAGGCATGTGTAGATCTCCAAGTATTAATGCGCGCTGCTCTTTCACCATCCCTTTCCTAGCAAATATCTATCAGTATATAAAAGCTATGTCAACTATTGTTTCCTGGCAGAAGAGCCACCGGCGGCTAACCATTCAGCAAAGCTTCCATGGAATTGCGGTGGTTCGAAACCTACGTGCGCCATCTTCCATGCCTGATACTCAGGGTCAATTTTTGACCGGTCTGCGTGCACTGTATGACTGCTCAACCAAGCCAGCTGATATCCGGCTGCGTAGAACCTTGGGGCCATTTCCATTTCGAGACCCCCATAATATTTACATGGTTCATTCCATGGACGCACTGCACGCCAAGCTCGACCACTAAAGCTACTGACTGCTGCCATTAGCGGATGTGGAGGCGTGTAAACCCCAACGCCACCTATGTTCCTCAGCGGGATTCCAGCATCGGTAATTTGTTTCAGTACAATTGGTGGTGTCAGACTAATCCAGCCAATTCTAGGATCGGCCGCATGGACTTTAATCATAGCTTGTGCCCAGTCAGTAGTCTGTGGAACTTCGTCACAATCGAAACCGATTACAACATCCTCTTCCCTAGGCTGAATGTGATCAAATAGTCCATTCAGTGCGCCATGCAGACCGATGTCCCTACCTGCCGAAATAATTGTCACGGGATAGGCAGCTTCGTCGCTATACTTTTTGAAGGCTTCCAGCAGAGCATCCCTACCAAGCGGATAGCATTGATCCCAAATAACATGAGATGCGCCCAGTGTTTCCGGTCGTGCGGTTTCAGCTAGTCGCTTCATACCCAAAAGAAAGGCTTCAGCTTGGCAAAATACTGATGTAGCGAAAGTAATATTACTAGGCATATTAAGATAATATACCTTCGATATCTAAATACTGTCAAGTAAATGGGTTGACCGACGAGACTTGAACTCGCAACCTCCGCATTCACAGTGCGGCGCTCTAAACCAATTGAGCTACGGTCAAAGCGTTACTCGTTGTATACAATAAGGTACATATTCGCGCTGGTGGGAGTAAGGTTATAGCCCGCCATCACTCCATTGTACCTTTCCCACCGAGCGAACTGGGCGGAGAGGGATTTGAACCCCCACCCCATTACAGGACCGGTTTCTAAGACCGGCGCGGCTACCGATTACGCCATCCGCCCGTTGGTAGCGGGAGTGGGATTCGAACCCACGTCGTACGGCTTATGAGGCCGCGCTAGAACCAACTCCAGTCTACCCCGCAATTGGTCAGGGTGGCTGGTCCCGACCCAGCGACCCCCTGTTTCCAAAACAGGTACTCTGCCAACTGAGCTACACCCTGACATAGACGATATACTAATTCATTACCCAATCGCGTGTCAATTCATTCATTGCAACCTGCGTTAACCAGGATTTTCGTTGCTTGTTTTGGCGATCTACCCAGGTCACTAGGTAAGTTCCGTCATTCTCATCACTCTCTAGGATGTATACTGGATATTTGTAGCGAAACAGGTCGTACACAGCCCGCATAAATTCTTTTGCGTTTTTTGGAAAGGCAGCCGGGGGAGGTGGGGTCATATACCATTAGGGAAATCGGGCGCGAAAACTTCTACATCCTTGTCGAACTCTTTGTATAGAGCCTGCTTGGCGCTTTCCAGCCAGTGTCCAATTTGCTTTTTGAATGCCCGCTCATCCCCGGCGCGAGCATATCTCGTCAGCTCTTCTCTCACAAAGGTTTGTTGGGCAGTGTAGTACTTGCTCCCTACGTAAAGTACCAGTTGAAAACTATACCCGTCCACCATCGGCTACGCACGAAGTGCGCGACCAATCGAGGTTTAACGCTGGTACCCTGTGACGTCAATGCTGCAACTGCTCGGTCGTAACCTTCTTTGCGCGCCTCTTCTATAGCCTGGTGTAATTCGTAGCGATTCACCTGCTGCCACGCCTCCGTAGATTTTGCAGGACATTATGTATACCACGTATAGTTAGAGGCTGTGATGCTGCTGGGATATAGGTTCCGGCATCAAACCACCAGGCGTAATCGGTGGCCTCTATGCCATAGAGCCCTATCCCCTTATCGCTAGCCTGAGCGGGCGGCTGCTCATCAAGCCCTTTTTCTGCTAGGTATCGCTCGTAACGATTCATCTGCGCCGATACATAGGTAGTTGTGTGATTGGTGGTGCACCGGCCTCATCAATCGCTTGCAACCAATTGACATAAGTTAGTAAACGAACGCGTTCGGGGAAGTCAGACGGTCTAAATTCTATTGGTGTCTCTTCTTCCGGCTTCTCTGGCTGCGCGGCCATCCACTTTTCATATCGATTCATTGTACAACAATCTCCCCTAAAATCAGTTCAGCGTAGTCGCCGCTACCTCACCGTAAGTAGGCGCAGCCAGGCGCAAACGGGGTGGCGCCGGAGGCCCGCTTGGAGGTCCCATCGGGGGAACCCCAACCGTCAACAGTGACGCAAGTATCTGATAACGCTGCTCGTAAGCATCAAAAGATTGCTTGAGTGCCGCCGCAATGCCAGCCTCCCACATATCTTTTCGCTCGTTATATGGGATTTCTAAGACCTTCGCTACCGCCTCACACATCGAATCTCTATCCGTATAGCGCAACGAGCCCGGCAACTGCCACTCGGGCCAATCCGGCACAATTGCCAAAGCCCCCGCGGCCAGGGATTCTAGCTGCGCTATATTAGACTTGCTACGGTTAAACGCGTTATCGCAGAGTGGCACCACCCCAGCCACTGCCCCACTACTTTCCAATTCTCGGAAGTACAGATTAATGGGCAGTTCCTTTGTATAGCTCAGATTTTGGATCTTTCCCAGAACTGCGTTTGCAAGTGGCCAAGCAAACCATCCCATAATTTGGAACGCTGCCGACTCCGGCAGCCCTTGCGCGATGGGCAGCCCGTACTCGATAACGTCGGACAGGTGGGAGCTGCTTCCCCGCCAAAGAAACGCAGCAGAGCGGTTGTGTTCCACCGCCCGCTTCGGCCAATTGGGGTGCAGCCCGTTTCGCACCACTGCTACTGGTCGGCTTCCCGCCTTGCGCGCCGGTTGCAATACTCCGGCCAGGTAGTCTGTGCTGGCGGTTACCAAGTCTGCCTCAGCCACCGCGGTCAAAATATTTTGCCGAATAGATGGCTGTATGTACTCTACATAGGCCGGATTAGCCTCCGGGAGGTCGAGTAGATTGTCATCGTAGTCAACCCACACCGGAACTCTTGCCGCCTTGGCTAGCTCCATTAGGTGTAATTCATCATTCGTGGCGGCCCTAGCTATGCACAGCACATCAATATCGGCCATGTCTACCCAAGTAAGCTCGGCTTTTCCGGTTAGCCTGACCTTATAACGACTATCCGCTAGCATTGGCCCCACCGTGCGGTAAAAGTTTGGCACGTTCCATGGATCTGCCGTTGCCACCAAAACACGAATCTGTCGCGTACTAGTCATTGTGATTTTTTCTCTCCTAATGCTTTCCAAAACGCTTCGGTCGCTTCGCTAAGTTCTTTCTGCGTTCGTAGAACCTCTGTATCGCATCGCTGTATATCCTCTCGCAGCGTCTCCAAACTAGAGAGATCTCGCGCCTGCTTTGCCCGTTCAGCCAGATGCCCACACAGCATCCCGATTGAGAAAACAATGAGCGGGATAAAGCTCTTCATTCCTTGGCAGTATACGAAAGCCACCGGGCGCTGTCAACCAAGTCGTTCACGCGTACCTATACCACATATATGTATATAGCCATGGTGACACGCCGCGTCGCCCATTCAACCGGTTTCTGGAGGCCGGGTACCCTGCCGAGCGCTGCTATAGGCATAGCTATTATAGGGCTAACTACTTGAAATCATTAGGCTTTTCGTTGTAACTCATGTCTGGGCATAAATTACAACTAGTGACAATTTTTGTCACCACGCACTGCGTTAACTATTACCTTTTTGCGTAGTGCGAACATTTTTACGCATCTGCGAATAAATATATGCATAAATTACTCAATGATTTCAATAAGATGTGTAAATAACTTCGCACTTATAGAACCTTTAATAGTGATTACACGGTACTTTTTCGCTGGCACAGTGTAAGCATCAGTAAATTGCAACTTAATTTTAACAGGAGCACACTAGAATGCTGACACCACTTCCACCAAACGGCACGCGCAATCGCTACAATGTTGAAATCACTACACACAAGGGCCATCGTTATGCAGAATATGCATACCCAATGGGAAAAAACACCGCACGTGATATCTGTATTGACAAGGCTCTTTCAGGAGAGTATGCGGACGTCAACGTGATTGCCTTCGATAGTCGGGGCAGAAAGGTCATAATCAAATGAGGTCAGGCAAGCAGCAATACAACGGTTGGTGCAATTGGGACACATGGAATACCGCACTATGGCTAGGCAATGATGAGTGTAGCTATCGTGAAGTGATCGCCATTTGCGCAAGCAACCGCTCTCGAAAATTTGTCGCTGAATCACTAGTTAGCCTTTATCTGCGCACAATTCCAGAAAGCGAAGATATCAACTTCTTAGCTATAGACTGG